AAATCTCTACTACACCGAGGAAAGGGATACCGCAAACTTTGAGGCAAACTTCGTAAAGAAAACCTCGAAGGAACTTTCCGACGGCGCAACCGTTCTGCACGAAACCGATAGCTACGTTATCAACGGCGGCAACGCATAAGGAGGTAGGCTATGGCGGAGAGAACGATAAATTCCAAAGTGCAACAGAGGAACGACACCGCTGCGAATTGGCTGCTTGTGAATCCCGTTCTGCTCCGTGGTGAACTCGGCATCGAACTTGACACGGGTAAAATGAAGATAGGCAATGGTAGTTCTGATTGGGCTACCTTGCCTTATCTCGGCGTTGGCATTACGCAGGCGGACATTTTGAACTTTGCCTATCCCGTGGGTTCGATTAAAATTACTACCACGGCAGAAAATCCCGGTAATACCATCGGTGGTATTTGGGAGAGATGGGGAAACGGCAGATTTCCTCTTGCAGTAGACGAAAACAACGCAGATTTTGCGACCGCCGAGGTAACGGGTGGCGAAAAGGAACACACCCTTACTGTGGCGGAACTGCCGAGCCATACGCACGATGTTACCATTCCTGTGAGCGCAACCGATACTTCCACGTTTCAGTTCGGCACTTCCACGGCGGGTGGCATTAAGCAGGACGGCGAACAAGCCATCACATCGGCAGGAACAGGCAGTGATACGGCGCACAACAATATGCCTCCGTACATTACTTGCTATTTCTGGAAACGCACGGCGTGAGGAGGTATTATGGCAGCGACTATTATAAGCATTTGCGCAAGCATCGTCAGCGGTATGGTGCTTTACTTTTTGAAACGCTATTTTGATAAGCGTGAAAAGGAGGAAAAGGCGCGGGACGAGGTGTTTGCAAAAGAAAATATCCTCATTCTCAAGACCATTGATGCGGTTGGAAAATTGACCTATGCGGATGCGCTTGCTATCCGTGATGGCAAGACCAACGGCGAAATGAAAGAGGCTATCGAGGCGTATAAAAAAGCAGACCAAGAACTCTATGAGTTCTTACTTGAACAGAATTCCAAAAAATAACGGAGGAAATATCTATGGAACAGTATCTTGAACTTATCAGCGTACCCGCTATTGCAGCGGTGGTTTATTGGGTGGTGAACCTCATTAAGTACACCGTAGGCGAGAACGAAACCTTCAAGCGTTTTATTCCGCTGATTGCAACGGCACTCGGTATTATTTGCGGTGTTATCTGTTTCTTCCTGATTCCGAGCATCGTCCCGGCGGACAACGTCCTTGTGGCTATCGTTATCGGTGGCGCAAGCGGTCTTACGGCAACGGGTGCGAATCAGATTATCAAGCAGCTCACCAAGACCGATGAAAAGTAAAACTGAATAACAAGCGCAAAGCCTATCAGGGAGTTTTTCCTTGGTAGGCTTTATTTTTTTGCGTTAAACCTTCACTTTTTCGCTCTGCCGAGGCTTTTAGGTGGAGGTGGTATCAATGACCAATACAGAAAAAGAAAGAATTATAGCCCTTAAAAATCAAGGGACAAGTTTAAGTAAAATATCCGAAATACTCGGTATCCCCGTAGGCACAATCAAGACCTTTTTACGCAGAACCGAGATTAAGCGTTCGGAAAGCATAGAGGGCGTATGCCTTGAATGCGGAAAGCCTCTGCCGAAGGTAGAACACGGAAAGCCGAGGCGCTTTTGCTCCGGGACTTGCCGCCAGAAGTGGTGGAACTCCCACTTGCATTTGGTGAACCGCAAGGCCTTTTACGATTTCACCTGTCCGTGGTGCGGAAAGAAATTCACGGCTTACGGCAATGACCACAGGATTTATTGCTCTCGTGGGTGCTATGCGGAGGCGAGGAAGAAAAATGGAAAATTACCAGAATGTTTTAATGTATAAGGTCGCTATGAGTATGGCGGACGATATGCTGAAAAAAGGCATAATCACCCCCGAAGAACACAGGAAAATAGAACAAAAAATGTGCGAAAAATTCTCCATAAATTCTACCTCAATTTATCGAAATATGACTTGATATATAACTCTTTTAGAGTTAATATACACATACCAAAAAAGGAGGTATTTATGCGAGTAATTCAAGACGTAACGCCTACCAAGGCTACCGAACTGAAAAGACTTCGAGTTTGCGCCTACGCCCGTGTTTCAAGCGGTAAGGATGCAATGCTCCACTCGCTGTCAGCGCAGGTCAGTTATTACCAAAAATACATTGCATCGCACGTCGATTGGCAGTTTTGCGGTATTTACGCCGATGAGGCTTTTACAGGCACAAAGGACACACGCGCACAATTTCAGCAGATGCTTTCCGAGTGCCGTAAAGGTAACATCGATTTAATCGTAACAAAGTCGATTTCCCGTTTTGCCCGCAACACCATTACGCTTCTGCAAACAGTGCGAGAGTTTAAGGCAATGGGCGTGGATGTGTACTTTGAAGAGCAGAACATTCACACCCTTTCCGCAGACGGAGAGCTTATGCTTACAATCCTTGCATCCTACGCACAGGAAGAGAGTCTTTCCGCAAGCGAAAACGCAAAGTGGCGCATCCGCAAAGGCTTTGAGGCGGGAGAGCTTATGAACTTTCGATACCTCTTCGGTTACCGCATCGTCAAGGGTGAGGTCAGCATAAACGAGGAACACGCAAAAATTGTGCGTGAGGTCTTTGCAAGATTTATAGACGGTGCAACCTTGGCGGAAATAGCACATTGGCTCAACGACAGTGGAGTGCCACCGATAGAAAGCGGAATATGGACGAGCAAGAAACTCCGTGCGATGCTTTCCAACGAAAAATACACGGGCAACGCACTCCTGCAAAAGACCTATCTCAACAACCACCTTGAGAAGAAAAAACGCATCAACCGAGGCGAACTTCCAATGTTTTATGTTGAGGAAACGCACCCCGCCATCGTGGATATGATAACCTTTCAGATGGCAAAGGAACGGCTCGAAGAGGCAACGAAGTATTATGCGCCTACGACACCGCCGAGCGAATCACCATTTTCAAAAAAGATGGTTTGTGGTTACTGCGGTGAATACGTAAAGAGAGCGAAAAACAACGCTCGAACCATATGGCATTGCCACCGATACCTTGAGCGTGGGCGTGTAGGCTGCGGTGAGGCAAAACAAATCCGCAACGATACCCTTGAAAGCCTGTGTTGCGAGGTATTCGGCTTTGATACTTTTAATGCCGATTACATCGAGAAAAACGTGGCGCAAGTTGTGGTTTACGCCGGGCGCTTGGTTTTTAAGATGAAAAACGGCTCTGAAATCGAAAAAGAATGGAAATACAAAACACGCTCGGCTTTATGGACTCCCGAGATGAGGGAGCTTGCAAGGCAGAGGGCGTTAAGACAACACGGAGGTTAAAATGGGAAAAGTTACAGTAATCCCCGCAACAAGGGATTTTCACACAGGCGTTGCAAAAACAAGTATGCAAAAACGCAGAGTGGCGGCATACGCCCGTGTTTCCACTAATAGCGAAGAGCAATTGACCTCATATGAGGCACAGGTAGACTATTACACCAAATACATCAAAAGCCGACCCGATTGGATTTTCGTTAAGGTTTACACCGATGAGGGCATCACCGCCACGAACACCAAGCACAGGGACGGATTCAACGAGATGATTGAGGATGCCCTTGCGGGCAAGATTGACCTTATCGTTACAAAGTCGGTCAGCCGATTTGCCCGCAACACCGTTGACAGTCTTATCACAGTGCGTAAGCTCAAGGAAAAAGGCATCGAGGTTTACTTTGAAAAGGAAAACATATACACCCTTGACAGTAAGGGCGAACTGCTGATTACGATTATGAGTTCCTTGGCACAGGAAGAAAGCCGTAGCATTTCGGAAAACATCACGTGGGGCAAGCGTAAGTTCTTTGCGGACGGCAAGGTTTACCTTCCTTACAAGTGTTTCCTTGGCTACAAAAAAGGTGAGGACGGCTTGCCAGAAATCATCCCCGAAGAGGCAGACATCATCCGCCTTATTTACTCGATGTTCCTTGAGGGCAAAACCACCTACGCAATTGCATCGGCGCTCACCGAAAGCGGTATCCCGACCCCAAGGCAAAAGACAGTGTGGAAAGCAAGCACCATCGAGAGCATTCTCACCAATGAAAAATACAAAGGCGCAGCCCTTTTGCAAAAGAGCTTTACAGTGGATTTCCTCACAAAAAAGATGAAAGTCAATGAGGGCGAAGTTCCGCAATACTACATCGAGGATAGCCACGAACCGATTATTATGCCGAGAGAGTTTGAAATCGTGCAAGCGGAAATGGCAAGGCGGAAAGGCATCCGTGGCGCATACAGCGGAAACACAATCTTTGCCTCCCGTATTATTTGCGGTGATTGCGGAGAGTTCTATGGCTCAAAGGTATGGCACTCCACAGATAAATACCGCAAGGTCATTTACAGGTGCAACCGCAAATACGCAGACAAGGCGCATAAGTGCGAAACGCCCCACGTAACCGAGGAACAGATAAAGGCTGCGTTTATAGCGGTTTTCAACGAAATAATGGCAGACAAGGCGGCGGTGCTTGATGCCTGCCGAGTGATGCAGGAAACGCTGACGGACAACACTGAGCTTGATGCCAAGATTGCAAGAGTTACCGAAGACCAAGAGGATGCGGTCATTCTTCTGAAAAAGCACGTGGAAGAAAATATGCGGTTGAGCCAAGACCAAGAGGCGTTTTGGAAACGCTACGAAGAATACGAAAGCCGTGCTAACGCCCTTGCAGCCGAGCTTGACAAGCTGAAAGTAACACGCCTGCAAAGGGTGCAACAGGCGGAAATTATGGGCGCATTTATGTTTGAACTCCACGAAAGAGATGGTGTGCTTGAGTCCTTTGATGAGAGGCTTTGGAGTATATGCGTTGATACCATTACGATATATAAAACGGGAGAGATGCTCTTCAGTTTCAAAAACGGAATGGAAATAAAGCACCAATTAAGTAAATAAAAATAGTCAAAAATGCTCCTACGATGCTTTTCGCAGGAGCATATTGCTATTTGTCCTCATTCGTGTGGAAGTCGAATGTCATAGGCTCATCGTCATCGCTATCGGTGCCTTCTTTTTCGTAGAGCTTGCCGATGCGCAAACGATGGATATTGTTTTTCTTTTTGCCGTTGTACTCGATAACCATAGCCTCCGCATAGCCGAGCATACCTTGACGGCGTTCCTTTGCGGTTCGGGCAAGTGTCTTTAAGGATACCGCACCGAGCTTTTCTTTGAATACCTCATCGTCCAAGGTATCTTTATATACCACAACGAGCTTTGCTACCGCTTTCATAATGCTACCAGAGAAGGAGTTGCAATCACCCTCCCAAGCACCGATGATGAGGCGGAGGACACGGCTCAATACGTGATATCCGTAATCTTTATAGATGGATTCCACAGTGGCAATGGCGCAAATAACGCCGTGGGTCTTCTGCGACCCAATGGTAAGACCGAAGGACTCCACAAGGTCCCGAATAATTATCTGCTCATCGTTGCCCGCCTCGATGTTTGCCATAAACACCTCAAGGGGCTGAAGGCTTTTTACGAATTTCATCTGATTTGCGAAAATATCCGCCTCATGCTCATAGCAGAGGTCATCGTAAATCATACACCACACAGGGGTTTCCCGAGAGCCTGAAACAAGGGCTACGATTTCAATGGTGTGCTGACCATTAAAAACATAGTTAATGCCATCCCGTCGGCTGACCTTAACGGGATTGATTTGGTAGAGGTCAAAATGCTCCGCAGCACGGGCAATATGCGTGTGGGAGAGCCTCCGCTGATAGTCTTGGTTCGACACCAAGTTTTTTATGGGTATCTGCTCGAAATGCACATTCGGCACATACATACTGTAATCGTCCATTTTACTCCTCCTCTATGAGTGCGAGTAATTCCGCTATGGTATCTTGCAGTTCGCACAATACGTATTGTAATTTTTCCTTTGCACGATCTGAAACGATGGCGGCATTGATATTTTTATGAGCGCGTTTTATGGAGCTTGTCCACGAAGGCACTGTTAGGGATAACTCAACGGCAGGGGCGTCGGGGTCAAAGGCTGGCATATCCTTTACGGATGGTCTTGTTACGCTTGGCACAGGGTTCGTTGTCTTTTTAGGCGGTCTGCCTCGGTGGGGCGTATTCATTTGAATACTGTACGCTTTCTGTTCCTCTCCGAAGTCCGCCTTCCGTAGTTCCGCTGCCGACATCCTTGACAGTTCCACGACCCTTTGGTGTGGGAGCTTTAATCTGCCTGCGAGGATTTTCGGCAAAACCTCGGGATACTTTGCGCCAATGCTCAAAAGCGCCTTTGTATAAATGGCATATTTTTGTATCGTGGCGTGGGTGACGTTGTTTTCATCGGCTATGCGTTGCGCCGTGGTGTGCCTTGTTGGGGACTCGGTGTAGTCAACGCCCTCAAGGGAAAGTTCGGCATCATTGCCGTGCCATGGGGTGTAGGACCGGGAGCGAGTGCTGTTTAAGTATTTTTCCGCCTCATACTGCATTCCGATTAAGAATTTACGGGTTTCAAAGGTGAGGTCTTTGCGCTGTAATTGCTTTTTGCAAACGAATGCGATAGCAGCCTCTTTGCAAGAGAACTTCGTTTCCTTGACCTCATAAGGGATATCGTGGCGCAGACATATCTCATAACGGGTCAGCCCGTCGATAATAAAGCCTTTCCAAGTGATAATAGGCTCGGTGCAGCCCTCCGCAAGCAACTCTTCCTCAAGAGCAAGGTATTCTTTCTTGCTATATGGGCTGATTAAATTTGTAAAATCCTTGTTTATTTGCAAGCGTATGTTCATATACGTATCCTCAACTTTCAACACGCGCGATGGTATCCATTGCAAAAATAGCCATACGCTGCGTTTCTATTATTTTTCCTAATAGGCGGTAAGTTCCGCTTTCGTCAAGACCTCCAACAACACTGCAAAGTTCTTTTATAAATGAGCTGCTATATATTTCGCAAGAATTGTCGGGACCGAGCATTTCGGAATTTACCCTATACGACTGGTCACCAGACATCACCTTGTCCACGCACTTAACCGCCACGATTCGCCTATTGGTGCTAACGAGCAGTTGGATATACCTTGGGTCACCAAGGGCGTGGAGGGTGGATTTATGTATTCGTATTCGATGTTTTTTCGGGTCGATAGACAGTATCGTTCCCGTTTGTACGGATTCGGTCATATCATACTCCTTCTGTCGATACAGGCGCAGGCAAGGAGGCGGGGGCTTCCTCGCTAACGGCGGTTGTATCTTTTATAGCGTAAACGGCATAGCCGTCAAAAATGTTAATCTGCATCGATTGCTTATGGACGTTATACGGCAAACCGAACTGTGTCTGCCATTCCGAGGGGAATACAGGCGTTCTCGATGTTTTTGGCTTTTGTCCTTCGGTAAAGGTGCGCTCGTACATTTCAGGCGCATTAAGGTCAAAGACGATTAAGTATTCGCCGTTGGAGTGCATCAAGCGCCCAAGGACTTTATACCGATATTTCGGATTCCATTCCATCATAGACACGATTTTTGCAAAGAAAGGTTTACAGGTAATAGGACGAGGCTTGCGTTTACCCTTGGAGGCGTTGCACCAAAGGTATGCGTCCTTTGCACCTTCTTCGCAAGGGCGCAGTGCAAGGATTTTGTCCTTTTGGTTTACCAAGACCTGTGCAAAATCGAACTGCGGGAATTTTGAAATACAAGCCATATTGACTTGAAATTTGAAGTCCGTAAAGGTGATAGACGGCTCACGCATATGCGCAAAGAACTCTCGTCTTACCACTTGGAAATCATCAAAATTAAAATCCTCAAGTTCGAGAATTTCATCTCCCTCCGCAAGCGTGGGTGTGTTCGCAGAGGAGGCAGAGGGAGCGTCCCCGTCCACGACTTTTAACAGTTCCGTTATAGTATCAGATTGGTTCATCGATAACCTCCTCATCGAGTGAAATGCCACTCAATTCTTGTCTTATATATCTGCGAAGTTCCTCAAAGGGCGTAACGTTGATGCGTTTGCCCGTTTCAAAGAGTTGGCCTTGTATTCGCAATTGCCAATCAAGCTCACTTTGGTTTTCAAGCTCCTCAATCGTGCGCTCGTGTACATAATACGGCTTTCCGAACGAAGTAATCCATTCCTCGGGGTAGCCTTTGATGTAATTGCCGATGGCAGATAGCGGTTGTAGTGAGACAGTGCCGTCAGCGGTGGTTTCTTGCCTCGGTATCATATACGATTTGAAATAGGTCTCACAATCGGCGGAGTCAAAAATAAATACGATTTCACCATCTTTTTCGTAGATAGCACCGTTTATCTTGTACTTGTATTCTGGGTTCCAACCGAAAAGGCGGTAGATGGTATCAAAAAATGCTGCCGCTGGGATGTCCTTTGGATAGTAGACCTTATACGAAAGAGTCGAGCAATACACGCCTTGACGATTATTCTTATCCGTCGGGCGGATTGCAAGTTTCTTGGTGATAGGGTTTACCAGCATTTCCACATAGTTCTTTGCACCGAGTTTGCGTATACAATCCGTATTGAATTTTAATTTTTTATTCGCAAAGGTAACATACGGGCGGTGGGGCGTGTCGAAAAATTCTGCACGGGCAACCTCAAAACCACGAAGGTCGAAATCTCCCGCCGACACCTCGATTTCTATTTCCGCAGGCGGTGGCGTTTGGGCGGCGGCACTTTCGATGTCATCGTAAACACTGACCGCAGCTTGGAAATAATCGCCCTCCTTAAAGTTCGCCCACCGAGGGTGGATACCGACAAAGCCTTTCAAGATACCGCTGTCGATAACACGCAGTTCAGGAAGAAAGGCGCGGTTGCC